AACATAACGAAAGCATCGGCTGCGGCGTCAACTTGATCGTCCTTCTGCTTCCGGTTGTTATCCTCAAAGTTCTCTAGTTCTGCAAAGAACTCATCTTGCCAGTCACCACTACCGACAATTCGCAGACAACCACTTTCAGCGAGAGCACACAGAGGCTTAAAACGTGTGAGCTTACTCGCATGTCCAGTTGTGCCTTTTGTACGTACAGCAACACCATTTTCTGCGAGAGTTTTCATATAGTACTGAGCAGCCGACTTTCCAGCAGCCCCAGGATCGACAGGAATGATGACATCACAATTGTCAAGACCGTCTGCTACAGCAGTCTCAATAACAGTCTTCAACACCTTGTCAGTGCGAGCTTGAAAACGTACAACATCCTCGATATAATAGATACCAAACCTGTCACGGCTCATCTTGACACCAACACTCCAGTCTGGGACATGAGAAGATGTTGTGGATGCTTCACTTGCTGCAAAATCCCATGCCCGACAGCGAGCAGTTACAACATTCGGTGGGAAGTCTACTTTCTGTACCCACTCACGTTTGAAGTAACCCGAAGAAGATTCTTTGGCCGTCCAACTGCCATGTAGGAATTTTAGCTGGTTGACGTGAGGCTGACTAAGCAAGTTAGGTAGGTAGGACGTGTTCTTAGGTGGTAACAGATATGGGTTGTCGAACACTCCAGTAGGAATAAATCGGAAGGATTTTGGCATGAATAATAAAGCCAGCTTATCCTTTGGGTACTGCTCAAGCTCTGCTTCGTTGATACCGTGTGCATAAATCATGCCGCGAGGCTTGCCATGCAATTCAAAACATTCTTCTGGACTGTCTGCCCAATACACTTTATTATCTAGTGTAACGAACCAACGAATACGTTTCTCAGTGCCTTCAATTGGAACACCTGTATCTGGATCAAGGCAAAAGTCCACCCAGCCTTTAAGAAAACTATTAATGTCAGGGTTGCAAGATAATATGAGTTGTGGGTGGATTTTACTGTGTGCCGAGCGTAGGCGTGACAAGAGGAACAGAATCTGCTTCTCTGTCCATTTATCAGCGGCTTCATCGACCAGTGCCCTCACGAGCTGCGAGCCTTGCCATGACCCTAAATCGTCATCACTACCAATAGCAGAGAATGCAATGGTAGCGCCCGATGGGAATTGCCAGAGCATTGCTTGAGACTTGTACTCACCTTTGAAATCTTTGTACACCTCTTTTGACTCTTCTATCAAACCGCCCTGTCTCTTGAGTTCAGGATAGGTACGTCTGAAGATTGTGCATCTAAAATTCGGATCGGAGAGTCCGTCAAGATTTTTCGTTAGGCAGATGCGACTTTTGCCGCCGCCCGCTCCCAATAATGTTCAAGATTGTGCGTTATGCAATCCCCGCCTTGTCGGCTGCTATGTATCGCTACATAGATCAGATCATATCTTCATTTCTCTATTTGAGAAAGACTCCTGTTTCCACTCACTTGAGTGTACTCGCCTTAGCGATGATCGTTACACGTTCCCTTTCGGGCTTCGTTCGGTATTGTCTACTAGAGAGTTTCACCGAGTTAAAGAGTTGTTTTGAATTGGAGGCAGAGTTGTTTACCACCAATGAGAATAACATCAGTTGTTGTATCTTGCAGAATGAGCCGCTGCTTTTCGGAGCAGGGGCCATAGGACTTTCGTTTTACTGTCATACTTCTCCTTTATAAGTTGTGAACACGCCACACTGATCCATGCCATTCACTTGAGCACCCATACTGGCACTCTTCTCCACTATACGACACCCTTACGAGTGCCCTTCAACAACCCTTATCGTCGGCATTATCGCCATTACAAGGGATTGTGCTGAATACTATACAACTTTAATATCTGCTACCGTAATCGTCAGAGTAACCTCCAGAATGTCATTCACACCCTTCTCAGGCATACCAATCCTTGTCACGTTCTTAACTTCTTCACCTGTACTGAGAAACACTTTCGTTCCGTGCATCAGAATGAATTCTCCTTCAGATCGTTTTGCATACTCAACTATTACGCTCATCTTCTCTCCTTGTGTTAAAATTCCTCTCAGGATGCCCTACAACTCCACCATACTCAGTCGGAGAATTACGTTTCAAGTGAAGGAGGGCATCTTGGGAAGAATCTTAGTAGTGCCGGTTACGATGATCCGGCTGAAGTCCTGTATATCCTGTGGGATTCCTTCGGTTTGAACACTTCACGAATTCTTTACGAGTTGTTCTGGAGCCACCTAGAAGATTTGCATATTAAACTAACACCAGCGTCCCATCACGTAATGCATGTCCAATGTTGACAGAGTTTACACAGTGGTCTTTGCCGTGACCATTCTTGTCTACCCATGTTACACAGAACTTATTAAGTTGTTTGTCGAAGTCAAATGTGTACACAATATCTTCAACGTCCCTTGCATCCCGATACTTAATCATAAAACTCCTATTTATTTCAATTGAATTTGCAGTGGGCCGGACACAACCTTTTTAAAATGCGCTCCGAAATTTAACGATAGTGTCTACTACCCGCATCACCACTTACCAGCTTTAGCTCGACTGCAAAACTTGGTGCCCACTGTAGGATTTGAACCCACGATGTTAGTCTTCACTTATTCTACCTTACAAGGGTAGCCCAATCGGCCGCTATGGGAAGTGGGCGGAAACCAATAAGATAGCTTACCTATCAGCACACAGTACACTCCAAGCATTGCACTCAGAATTACTGTGACGAGTAGCCTTGTGAGCTACATTTCCAACATGTCTCTCGTATCGTGTACAAGAGGGAAGGATTCGAGGGTAGCTTGCCTACCAGCACAACCTAACCCGGTCACTTTCGCCCATAGGTCTCGGATGATTGCTTTGCAGTTCCCTGCACCATAATTTCTCTGTTCAAGCTCAACAGATGGCTGGTCACTTGGTAGCGAACTTCAGTGATCGTGCTCCGTAACTTATTTGTGATGTACTCGTTAATAAGCACAACCAGTGACAAGTATTCCGAAGACTTCAGGGAGCGTCCTCCCATTTCTGTTCTAATGTCAATCTACCGACTGGATGTGATTAAAGTCAACTAGTGGCATATTACTATTCCCACCCTCTTGTGGCCTCACACCCTGAAGCTTCACAGCAGCAATCTTCCGAGTAATCTCATCTCTGTCCCTCTGCTCTGTAAACTGTGCCAACATATTATTGACAGCCTTACTAGCCTCAAGAGCAATCTTAGGATCATCGTTAGCCATGAGCTTTACCAATGTCTCGCAAGCCTTTACACTAGCTTTCTTCAGTGCTATGATTGCACTGTTCAGGTCGTGCTGATTCTTTCTGTTGAAACTAGTCTCTAATACAGGCTTGTCTTTCTTGACGATTTCTCCCATGTGGTGCTCTCCTGCTTTCTTCTAATGTTGCGCATTGTATCCTAGACTCTCAGTATTGTCAAGAGGGTTGGGTACAAGTGTCACTTCATAGAATACTTATCCACAGCCTTTGTAGACTGTAGCCCTTGGTTGCACATTAATTAAGCAGCACAAATCAAATCCGCGTAGTATATAGAGGATATTACTAATCTATCTCGTTGTCAAGAGCAGTAGAAATAATTCTCAGACTCTGTGCAAGTTTGTAACAGTGCCCTTCGTTGTAGCCAGTGTAGCCCTGCACAGTAGTAACGTTGATGTCGTCAAGGTCACGCAGCATAGAGAACAAAATACCTTTATTTACAGGGTCACGCCCACTGTTACCTAGAGACGTTGCACCTACAAACAAGTCATCAATAATAGGATAGTCTTCTACAGCGTCTTTAAGAAACATGTAGCCCTCTAGGTAAACGTTATTAGGGTTACTCTTACTGAGCCTTGTAACCCTCTTGGCAGTCACCCTAGAGTCTGCGTTAGGTGCTGGAATTCTCATCCAAGACGGTTCGTCTGACACAACACCGTTAGTTTCACCTTTAGGCAACGCCTTAGCTTTTGTCATAGGCTTCACAACAGGATACTTATGAGGCTTAATCTCACCAGTAGCAACACAAATACGAGCATCAATAATCTCGCCACTGTCCAATTTCATCTGTGTACGAATGTACTTCTTAGGCTTTACAACTTGTTCCATTAGTATTCCTCTACTCTATAATCAGTCAACCATTCTTGTTCACATTGCTCAAGCACAGCCCAGTCAGGGCGTCTGTTAGCAAACAACCTTGCAAGGCTCAACAAATCTTCTATTGACATACGCTCTTCAGGGTAGTCAGCAGTAGCATCCATGTACCTATCCACAACTTCTTGTTGCACTTTAGTGAGTAACATACAACCTCTTTAAACGGTTTCTAATTTCCACGTCCTCATACGCTCAATTACACGAGGATCAACCACAAACTCTCCATCACGTAAGCGTTCATACCATCTATACGCTTCTGCTTCTTTAGCTGTTTTGTATGCAAGGTGGGCTTCTTCTGGTGTGTTATAGTAGCCAAGATGTATCAACTTCCTGTCGCGGCTAATATAAGACCTGAACTTACCACGCTTACTATCGTACCCTACACCCAACGGCCAAGCTCCTCGTTTTGCATCACAGAATACAAGAAAGCTATTCAACGCCTCTGGGACTAATGCACAAGTGTGTTCACTATACGTTTTGTTACCGTGGAAAAGAATATCTTTATCTACGGCGTATCCATCTATTCCATATCCCACTTGATGTGTGTACCAATTAACAAAAAACTGAAAGTCTTTGAAGTTATCACCAACAACACATCCAATGTACTGCGGACTTCTCCCTTGTTTAGAGCCTCCAGACTTACACCTACTATTCATACTAACCCATCTAGAGTATGCTGAAGTCTCATACGCTATATTCACTACTTTAAAACTTTTCACCCAAATACCTTCTCTATCTTTGAAGTCATCAATCATTTAGCCATATCGTTTCCTCTATTTTGAATAAATTAACACAAATCCTGTAACGCCTTAGTTAGATTACGACGCTTCACAATTTTACGTGCTTCCAGTATCTTCTCAACCATCACAGTATGACCTTGTTTTCGGTAGTGACTGAGTTGTTGAGTGATACGCGAGCATGGGCTTTCTTCCACAAAGTCAGCCAATTCTTCTATTGTACACAGTTTATAGTCCATATTACTCCTATTAAAGACCACACTATAGCACGCATGTGAAGCCTTGTCAATAGGGATATGAACAAGCCTCAACACTGCATGTACTCCTTGTGCAAGCCCTCTGTGTACACAGGGAATATTGCACAGAAGCTTGACAGACCGCAACAAGGCTGTTAAGCTACGTCTTGTGCTGCAACAATGTACACAAACAACAGGAGAAAACATGAAAGTAGAAATCAACCTAGACGAACACCAGAAGACACAAGTTGTGCTCACAACATTACAACAAGACTTAAAGATTGTGCAGGAGGCTTATAAAGATTACATTTGTAACGTTGACTGCAACCTAGATGTAGAATACAACAACCAACAAGTAAAGCAATGTAAGAAAGACATTAAGATGCTGAAGAAAGCCATCAACTTTTACTCTGTGAGCCCACCATATGACAATGTTTAGAGCCGCGTTGCAGACTGTCAAGTATTCTGCTATTATTCTTTACAGTACTATCCGCTGTAAGACTTGTGTAGACTTCTTCGGATCGAGCTACATCGTGTATGGTAATGTAGTTCATAAAGTGAGAGGAAAGAAATGAAGCCACTAGAGTGGGAACAGATTGACGACTACCACCAACGCTGTAAAGTTATTGGTGGATGGCTTGTCAAGGCTTATGAGGATGCCACTACACAGAAGGACACTTACGCAGGATTACGTGCAGAGTCTGGTTATGAGTGGCGTATTAGTATGTGCTTCGTACCAGATGAAGGCCACTATTGGAAATCACAAGAGGGTAAAGAATAATGGGAACCAACTATTTCATGAATACTAAAGACAAGCCTGAACATACTAACGTATATTACAAAGACACTGACAACAAGCTTTGCCAGATTCGTGTAGATGCTGCCAAAGATATGCCTACAGATGCCTTGGAAGCAAGGGCACTTGTAGCTGATATGTTGGACGAACTAAAAGCCTTGCGTAACGAAGATTACAAAAAGCCTGTGCTGGCACTGATTGAGGGTGGGAAAGAATGACTCTCATGCTTGGAGATTGTTTAGAGAAGCTTAAAGAAGTTGCGACAAGTAGTGTTGATCTTGTGCTTACTGACCCACCTTACAACATTGCAAGAAAGAATAACTTTCATACGATGGGGCGTGCTGGAATTGACTTTGGTGAGTGGGACAAAGGATTTGACCTCTTTGCATACATTGATGAAATCCCTCGTATCTTGAAGAAAGATGGAAGCGTTATTATTTTCAATGACTGGAAGAATATAGGAGAGATTGCAAGGTACTGTGAGTCTGTTGGGCTAGTTATCAAGGATATGCTGCGATGGGAGAAAGCTAACCCTATGCCTCGTAATAGAGATAGACGCTACGTTACGGACTACGAGGTTGCTGTATGGTGTACGAACAAGAACGCTAAGTGGACTTTTAATCGTAGTGATCCTGCGTATCAACGCCCAGAGTATCGCGGAAGTCTTACACCGGCTTCTGAGAAGACTGAACACACTACACAGAAACCTTTATGGCTTATGCAAGATATGTTGAAGATTCACTCCAACAAGGGTGACACTGTAATTGATATGTTCATGGGTAGCGGTACAACGGGAGTGGCTTGTGCTAACCTTCAGCGTTCCTTCATCGGAATTGAGATGGATGAGAATTATTTTAGTATGGCAGCTAACCGTATCAATAAAGCAAAGGAGAAGATGAATAATGCGTGATCCTGAAGAGTATTACTTTATGCAAGGTTACGACGAGGCTGCTGTAAGTGTAATGAGTGAGAACCCCTACAATGAAGGCTTCGCACAGCACAACTGGTGGAATGAAGGGTTTGAAGCTTACCTTACGGAGTTGATGAATGACCAATGATATCCTTGAACAATTCCTAACAGACCTCTTCCGTAGAGAAGAGTATGCAGAATACCTGCCAACAAATAATGAAGGAGAAATTGAATGAAAGCTGTAATGAAAGGACTGCTTAATTTTGTAAAGCTCAACCTTATCTTTGTGCTACTAGGACATCTTACAAGTCTTGCAGGCTACACTTACCAAGACTACCAGTTGTACGTGTATATTGTCGTAGCTGGCTTATTGACACAGCTACGTGAAGCTACTTTGTTTGAGGAATAGAAATGAGTATTGAATATAAAGAAATCTACAACGCGAACTATCCGGCATCACAACTTGAGTTCCAAGCAGCTATCCTAGATGGATGGCGTATTGACGAGAACAACCTTCCTCATGCTGGTATGTTTGTTTTCGATATTAAGCTTGTGCGTGATACTGAAATTGAGTATGTCAATGTGCAACGTATTGAAGAAGCGGAGCATGTGAAGATGGCTGTAAAGCGAGTAGGGAGACAAGCTAAGGTGTAAGTTGTGTTGTAATTTTGTTGTCTAACGTAAAGGAATGAAAGATGTCTAAGCAAGCCATTCGTCATCGCCGTAATAAAGTTGAAGCTGACATTAAGCCTCAAACAAAGCAGAAGTTTCTCGAAGTAGCTGTAGAGATTGACCAAGAGCAAAAGTCAATTCCTCGGCTAGAGGCTAAGAACGCTAACCAGAAGCTTGCTCTGGCTATGATGCGAGAAGGCCGTAGTGTTATTTTCCTAGCAGGCAGTGCAGGCGTTGGGAAGAGTCTGCTTGCAGCCTACCATGCAGCAACACAACTCAAGGCTAAGAAGATTGAGAAGATTTATCTTGTGCGACCTGCTGTGGCTGTAGGCAAGTCCATCGGCCTCTTACCTGGGACTATTGCAGAGAAAATGCAGCCATTCATGGCACAAACTCTTGAACACCTTGCAAAGTTCATGGGGCACGGTTATCTGAAGTACTGTCTGGAGAAAGAGATTGTAGTTTTTCAACCTGCTGAATATTTGCGTGGCATGTCACTGCAAAATTGCATTGCAATTGTTGAAGAAAGTCAAAATTTCACCAAGGATGAATTCGAGATGGTGTTGACACGTCTTGGTGAGGGAGCCTCTATTTTATTCACTGGCGATTACAAACAACATGACTTGAAAGGCCGTAGCGGACTGGAAGAAACTCTTGAGTTGTTCAACAGGATTACAGAGACAGAGCCTAACTACTTGCTTGATGAGGACTTGAGTGAGATGAGTAGGAACATTGGCATTGTCCGTTTCACACCTGATGATGTTGTACGTAGTGGTCTTACTCGTGCGCTTGTCAAAGTTTATTACCACAACTAAGGAGAACACATGAACAACAAGAA